CAGACAGTACAGGAAATTACAACAGTCTAGACGACGCATTTGCAGATCTAATGGACTAGTACAGGTATTTTGTTAGATATTGGGCGGCACTTTGTGCCGCCCTTTTTGTAAACTAAACAATCACGATGTATTATGTGATTAATTAAATTGCTGAGGAGCACAATGACAAAAAGAAGAGAGAATGATAGTTTTACTTCTGACTTGATTAAGTCATTAAATAAAGAGAGCGGATCTAGAATTGCGTATAATCTCTCAGAAGATGAGAGTCCAACTCACGTCAAGCGATGGATTAGCAATGGATCAAAGCAGCTAGACTGGATTTGTGCGAACAAGCCAGACGGGGGTTTACCTGAAGGCCGAATTGTTGAAATTTTTGGGCCACCGTCTATTGGAAAGTCTCATATAGCAACACAAATTGCAAGATCAACTCAGGAGATGGGTGGTATAGTTGTATACATTGACACTGAGAATGCAACATCAGTTGAAAACTTACAAATGTTAGGTGTGAATGTTTCAAAAAGGTTTGTGTATGTTGATACACATTGCACAGAAGAAGTTCTTTCTATTGCAGAAAAAACAATTCTTAAGGCAAAAGCGCTCGATAAAGATGTTCCTGTGACAGTTATTTGGGACTCCGTCGCCGCGTCATCTCCAAAAGCTGAGCTTCTTGGTGACTACGATAAAGAAAGTATTGGATTACAAGCTCGTGCAATCTCAAAGGGCATGAGAAAAATTACAGGCGTGATTGGTCAAACTAACAGCTTGTTTGTAATTCTTAATCAAATTAGAACTAAAATTGGCGTCATGTATGGCGACCCTGATACAACCCCTGGGGGTAAAGCAATTCCTTTCCACTCTTCTATAAGAATCAAATTAGGAGCAGGTCAGCCTATTAAAGACGGAGACGACGTAATAGGGATTAACGTGTGGGCAAAAACTGTTAAAAATAAAGTCGCACCACCATTTAGAAAAGTTCATTTCCAAATTCACTTTGGAAAAGGAATTGTAGAACACGAAGAGCTTTTTGATCTTCTAAGAAAGCACTGCAAAGACAATGATGTTATTGAAGACGATACGCTTTATAAGATTGAAGGTGCGGGTTCGTGGAAGACAATAAGCATGACAAATATAACCACAGGTGAGGTTATAGCTGAAAAGAAATTTTATAAGTCAGCATTTGACGAAATAATAAAAAGTAGTGACTGGAAAGACGCAGTTGACATTTTAATAGCGGCAGCTATGATGAAGAAGCTCGGTTCTATTGAAGGTGCTGAAATAGATTCTGATTCTTACGAGGAAGTTCAAGCGCTTGCACAAGAATTAGACTTAGATTTTGATGTAGATGTATAAAGATAGAGTCATTCTTGTCGATGGGCTGAATCTTTTCACAAGACACTTTATTGCGAATCCTGCAATGACGGAAAATGGCGATCAAGCCGGTGGCATTGTAGGATTTTTTAATGCGCTAATGAAAATGATAGAAAAGTGTGATCCAGAAGGCGTTGTTGTAGTGTGGGAAGGAGGAGGCTCCGTCAAGAAAAGAGGTCTTTTTAAAGACTACAAGATGGGTTCTAAGCCACAAAAGCTCAATAGATACTATGATGATGACATTCCTGATACTTACGAAAACAGAAGCTACCAGTTAAGAACATTAATTAACATACTTTTTAACATACCAGTTTGTCAAACATACATTACTGGTGCTGAAGCAGATGATGCTATCGGGTATTTGTCAAAATATCTGCTAAAAGAAAAGAACAAAATAATAATATCGTCAGATCACGACTTCTATCAGCTGATCAATGAAAAAACGATAATTTGGTCTCCAACCCTCAAGAACTTTGTAGATACACAAAAAGTCATTGATAGATTTGGAATACACCCGAACAATTTTTTCTTAGCAAAGAGTATATCAGGAGATCCCTCAGATAACATCCCGGGTATCAAAGGTGTTGGCTACAAAACTCTCTCGAAAAGACTCCCAAAGTTAAGAGAGGCCAACGAATATACACTCCCAGACTTGATCTTAGACGCTAAGACAATGATCAAACCTAAAGGGCCAAAAGCATATGAAAACATTGTAAATGGCGAGAGTTTGATAAAAAGAAATTCTAAGCTAGTACTTCTAGACACGAATAATTTAAGCTTGTCGCATATTAAAAAGATTGAAAGTGATATTGAAAATTTTGAACCTGTATGGAATAATATAGGAGTACATAAGATCTTAAGAGCATCAACTATTACTTCAATTGATCCTCAAAGATGGAATTATCTTCTAAAGAAATTAAAAAAGGGCACAATTAAATGAGTTATGAAAATCACTTTTCTACATACGGGAAAGACTTTCAAGAAAAAATATTCCAGTCTTTAATGACTGATACTCGGTGGGCAACACAGATGGTAGAAGTCATGACTCACGAGTACTTTGAATTAAAATACTTACAGTATTTGTGTGATAGATTTTTTGGTTTCTACCTAAAGTACAAGAGCTTTCCGACTTTGAGTCTTCTTGTATCTATTATTAAAGATGAACTAACAGAAGGCGACGATATTGTTTTAAGAAACCAAGTTGTAGAATTTTTATCTCGCATTAAGTCTTCACCTAATCTAGGTGACCTAGACTATGTGAAAGATAAAACACTCGACTTTTGCAAAAAGCAAGTTTTGCAGAAAGCGCTTGAAGATAGCGTTAAAGCAATTCAAGGAGAAAACTACGAAGCCGTTTTAAACATTATGAAAGATGCAGTTTCTAAAGGATCAGGCTCATCTGTAGGTCACATATTCTTTGAAGATCACGAAGCACGATTTGCAAAAATTAATAGAATATGTTGTCCCACCGGACTTATACATTTAGATGCAAAAGATGTTTTCAATGGTGGACTATCTAGAGGCGAAATCGGAGTAATTGTCGCTCCGACAGGCGTTGGAAAGTCGCACTGGTTGGTTGCAATGGGTGCCGAAGCACTCAAACGTGGCAAGAACGTTGTGCATTACACGTTTGAACTCTCTGAGACTGCAGTAGGAATTCGCTATGATAGCAACTTAACTAATATTTCTTCATCAGATGTTGTTGACAACAAAGAAGAAGTTTTAAAACACTACGAGGAAAACGATTACGGTCGCCTAATTATTAAGCAGTACCCTACAGGTGCAGCAAGTATTGTAACAATCAGAAATCACATTGAAAAACTATCAATGAAAGACTTTGTTCCTTCATTAATAATCATTGACTATGCTGATATTATGAGGTCTACTAGGCAGTATGATTCTTTAAGGCATGAGCTAAAACTAGTCTATGAAGAGTTAAGAAACTTAGCAATGGAGATGAACATTCCTGTTTGGACAGCATCACAAGCAAATAGAGACGCATCAAACTCTGAGGTAGTAGGGTTGGAAAATATGTCTGAAGCTTACGGGAAGGCAATGGTAGCTGATATTGTTGTGTCAATATCAAGAAAACCCACAGAAAAAGCAACAGGGTCTGGAAGACTATTTGTTGCAAAAAACAGGGCGGGAAAAGACGGTGTCTTATTTCCTATTAAAATTGATACTGCTAGATCAAAGATAGAAGTGATAGATGATCCAAGTCAAATGTCCCTTGTAGATATTTATGATTCTCATAATACAGGAACAAAAGACATGTTAAAATCTAAATGGCGAGAAATAACTTCAAACAAATAGAGAATGGTAAAGAGAGGAATATGTACACACATGATCAAGTATTGGAAGCTTCGACAGCTTATTTTGAAGGGGATGAATTAGCTGCAAGTGTTTTTGCAGGTAAGTATGCATTGCAAGATGAGAACGGTAACTATTTAGAAATAGACCCGGGAGATATGCATAAACGCCTTGCGAGAGAGTTTGCTAGGGTTGAGCAGAAGTATCCTAACTCTATGACTGAAGATGAAATTTACGCCCTATTCAAAGAATTTAAGTATATTGTACCACAAGGCTCTCCCATGAGTGGGATTGGAAACGACCATCAAATTCAGTCTATTTCAAACTGCTTTGTTATTGCATCCCCTGAAGATAGTTACGGTGGGATTCTTAAGACTGATCAAGAGCAAGTTCAAATTATGAAACGGCGAGGCGGTGTTGGGTTTGACGTTTCAAACATTCGACCCAAAGATTTAGCAACTTCTAATGCAGCTAAGACAACTTCTGGCCTTGAAGTGTTCTTAGACCGTTTTTCAAATTCTTGTCGAGAAGTAGCACAAGGAGGAAGGCGTGGAGCACTGATGATTTCACTCTCAGTACACCACCCGCAAATAAGAGATTTTATTAAGATTAAGAGAGATCTGACACGTGTGACAGGGGCAAACATCTCAATTCGCTTAAGCGAGGAATTTATGTGCGCAGTCCGAGGGGGTGATCCAATACAACTGCGTTTCCCAGTAGATGCCAAAGACCCCATTTTAGAAGAGTGGGTAAGTGCCCAAGATCTTTGGCACGAGATTGTTGAATCAGCACACGCGTCAGCAGAGCCGGGCCTTCTGTTTTGGGATACAGCAAAGAGTATGACTCCGTCTGATATCTACAAAGCAGAAGGCTTTGGCTCGACCTCTACTAATCCATGCGGCGAGATTATTCTCTCGCCTTATGATAGTTGTCGTTTAATGTTAGTCAATTTGACTTCCTTTGTTACTAATGCATGGGCAGCTGATGCTGAATTTGATTTCACTCATTTTGGTGAAGTTGTTCAAAAAGCGCAGCGTCTAATGGACGACATGATCGATTTAGAAATCGAAAAGATTGATAAGATCCTTACTAAGATAGATGAAGATCCTGAGTCTGAAGACACCAAGATTCCTGAAATAAATCTGTGGAATAAAGTCAGAGAACAAGCAATTAACGGCAGAAGAACAGGTTTGGGCATAACAGGCATCGGAGATGCATTAGCTATGATGGGTATTACTTATGGGAGTAAAGCAAGTATTAGAACGACTGAGATGATCTATAAAGAACTAGCTGTCAACTCTTATGCTTCTTCAATGACGATGGCATCTGAGCGCGGTTCTTTTCTTGTTCACGACCCGAGTAGAGAAGAAGATCATCCTTTCTTAGATAGAATTTTTGATGCAATCGACGAAAAAGAAAACCTTTTAAGCACGTCAGCGAGAGAGTATAACGCTAAATTTGGAAGAAGAAACATTGCTAATACGACAACTGCACCCGCTGGGTCGGTGTCGGTTCTTACACAAACAACAAGCGGTATTGAGCCTGCATTTATGCTTCACTACACACGTCGAAAAAAGATCAATCCAAACGACAAAGATGCCAGAGTCGATTTTGTAGACGATCTAGGGGATAAGTGGTCAGAGTTTGCTGTCTATCATCACGGTTTTGAGCAGTGGATGAGCACACTAGGTAAAGAAGACTTAAAGATGTATCCTGTAGAAGATTTAGTAAAGTCTAGTCCGTATGCAGGTGCAACAGCAAATGAAATTGACTGGGTATCTAAAGTTGATTTGCAAGCTGCAGCTCAAAAGTGGGTGTGTCATGCAATATCAAATACTACAAATTTACCTGCTGACGTTGATGTAGAAACTGTCAAAGAAGTCTATATGCGCGGGTGGTCCAGCGGTTGCAAGGGAGTGACAGTTTATCGAGATGGTTCTAGATCAGGTGTCCTTGTAAGTAGCGAAGAT